AGCGATACCTTTCTCGATACGCAATATTTAAAGAGTTGAATTCTCGTGGGTTATTGAGTACACGCGCTTACAAGAGATTTCATTGCTTAGGTATGACTGAAGGTCCTAATGAGATAGAACTTCTATCACCTTTTCACAAGCACATCTATTCATGGGACAGCTCATCAGCCGTGTGGCATGGTATTAATAACATCCAGTACGATGGTAGTCCAACAGGTCTTACCAAGGGCAAGCTTGATCTGGAAGTAGACTTTAATCACGTCCCAACAATTACAATTGATACAATGTCAAAAATTACGTATAATATGTCTGTGATTGACGAAATGTGTAGAGGTGAGTGATGAGTTTAGTTATTGGATTGTGTGGTGCCAAAGGATCTGGTAAGGACCAATTCTTCAAGGCTGCAAAAGAGGCCTTTCCTCTTCACAATATCAGAAAGATTGCTTATGCTGACCCAATCAAAGAGGAGGTGTCAAAGATCTTCGAGTTAACGGACGAACAATCTTATGACGCTTTCAAACGAACATCTGTGAACTTCAATATCTTTTTTACTCATAGTGTACCTGGTCGGCAAGTAGTTCGAGAGATTGGTATGCTAATGCGTCGATATGACGAGCAACAGTTTGTAAGATATGTCGAAGATCAAATTGCATCAGACCCATCTGCAATCTGGTGTATAACTGACCTCCGATTTCAGAACGAGCTTGAGTCAATTAATCGTATGGGAGGAGTTGTGGTTAAGATTAAAAGATCTGGTGTCAACTTTGATGGTCATGTGACAGAGACAGAGTTTGAGGATGATGTGTGTGATTTTATTGTACACAACCACAATCTAACTCTAAGAGAATACAACAAATGTGTTGTAGAAGAAATGCACAATATATTGGAAGTGATGTGATACAAAGGAGAATACTATGAAACATATTATGGGAAAAGGTTCGACATCATCCCTCAGTAACGTACAAGAGGGTGACATTCAACCTAATGCTACAGATCTTCGGTTGGATAGAGTATTTAAAATCAATACACAGTTGTTTACGTTATGTAACGATCTTAAAGACCATCGTGGTAGTGTTGAGATCCAGCCTGATACCGAGTCTTACTTTAACCTTACAGAAGGACACTACGAGGTTGTGATGGAGAATACCATCAGCGTTGGAGAGGGTGAAGCAGGGTGGGTAATTACTCGTTCAACTCTAAATCGTAACGGGTTGTTCTTGACATCAGGTCTTTATGATTCTGGATATTCAGGACCGATGATGGCAGTATTACACGTTAACTGTGGTGCTGCTAGGATTAAAAAAGGAACTCGTGTTGGTCAGTATATAAGTTTCGACGCAGAGATGCTTCATGCTTACGACGGATCGTATGGGTTCGATCGATCTGGTCAACCTAAACCTGAGCATCAGAAGTTGTATGGTATCGGTAAATCACATGATCAAAAGTATGGAGCTTAATAATGAATCTATCTAAACAAACAATCGCTTTATTTAAAAACTTTGCAGGCATCAATAGTAACCTATCGATCAAAGCTGGTAACAAACTCACAACTGTATCTGCAGGTAAGAACATCGTGGCACAAGCTGATATTACTGAGATGTTCCCTGTTGACTTTGGTATTTACGATCTCAATGAATTCTTGGGTGCGATGTCATTGTTTGACAACCCTAACCTGGAGTTTGATTCAAAGTGTGTAACAATTAAAGAAGGAAAGAACAGTGTTAAATACTATGGTGCTAATCAATCTATACTTACTCCTGTTCCCAATATTAAGCAGTTCCCCGAACCTGATATTGAGTTTGACTTATCTAGTTCAATGTTGGTGCAGATTCTACGGGTATCCTCGATTCTCCACGTACCCGACTTCTCTTTAGTTGGTAACGGTTCAACTATTACAGTTGCCGTTACTGATAAATCTAACCCAACAGGTAACACATTTGAGTCTGAACTTGGGTTGTCTGATAAAGAGTTTAAAGTCAACTTCAAAGTAGAAAACCTCAAGATGATCAATAGTGATTACCGAGTTTCGATTGGTGGAAAGAAGATCAGTAGGTTTCAATCAACATCTCAGCAATTAACTTACTATGCTGCAATTGAAGTTGACTCCACGTTTAGTTTCTGATATAATAGTTCTTTGTGATGGAGTTATATTATGAGTGATCAATTCTTATGGGTAGAACGGTATCGCCCTCAAACTATCAATGAGTGTATCCTACAGGAAGGTATAAAACAAACGTTTAAGGATTACATCTCGTCAGGTGAACTGCCTAACTTTCTTTTTTACGGTACAGCTGGAGTAGGCAAGACTACTGTTGCTCGAGCTTTATGCAACGAGATTGGTGCCGACTGTATGTTCATCAACGGTTCAGATGAGTCTGGTATTGATGTATTACGAAGTAAGATTAGAGGGTTTGCTTCATCGGTTTCATTGACGGATGCTAAAAAAGTAGTGATACTTGATGAAGCAGACTACTTAAATCCTCAGTCAACACAACCAGCGCTTCGAGGTTTTATTGAGGAGTTTGCTGACAATTGCAGATTCATCCTAACTTGCAACTTCAAGAACAGAATTATTGAGCCTCTACACTCAAGGTGTTCGGTGATTGACTTTAGGGTGTCTGGTAAGGATAAAATTGAGCTGGCTGGTCAATTCTTCAAGCGAGTTATGTCAATCCTCAACCAAGAGGGGATTGACTTTGACAAGAAGGTTGTTGCAGAACTTGTACAAAAGCATTTCCCTGACTTTCGTCGAGTGATTAATGAAATGCAACGATATTCAGTATCTGGTAAAATTGACTCGGGTATTCTTGTAAATGTTAGTTCTGACTCTTTCAAACAGCTATATACTCTTATGAAGGATAAAAACTTCAGTGAGGTACGCAAATGGGCTTCCGCCAACAGCGATGGTGACACAGTTCGGATATTCAGAGAACTATACGATCACTCAAACATATTCCTGGAGCCAACAAGCGTACCTCAACTTGTTCTACTACTAGCAGATTATCAATTCAAAGCTTCATTTGTTGCAGACCATGAGTTGAATTTAATGGCGTGTCTGACTGAGATTATGGGTGGATGTAAATTCTTATGATTGAATATATTGTAACAGGAATAGTATCATTTTACCTTGGATGGCTAACAGGAGGGATTATTGCCAAAATAATAGTTAGGCAACATCAAGATACGTTATTTGGTGCCTTGGAAAAAGAGTTAGATAAGGTAGTCCATGTTGGGGTTAAAAAAGACGATAATATGTTCTACGTATACAGAAAGGATAATCAAGAGTTTTTAGCTCAAGGTAAAACTCCCAGCGAAGTGAAGAATGTCCTTGAAAAGAATTATCCTGGAAAGACCTTTATATTATCTGAACACGAACTAAAAGAGGTGGATTTCAATGAATCCCTTTGATTTCGTGAACGCTATTACTTACAACAAGCAAGACTTGTTTAGCGATAGTCAAGCCAATAAAGATTACGTTCCTTTTATTGTAAACAGGGCCTTATAATACTTCCCAGATACTGTACTGTATGCTAATGAAATGAATAGGAGTAATACCATTCCAAAAGAATGGCAATTCAACTTCCTAAGATCATCTATACCCAAGCGCAAGCGTTTTAGTAAGTGGGCTAAGAAAAATCAAGATCCAGAAGCCTTATCTGTAGTTTGTGAGTATTATAAATACTCTTCGGAAAAGGCAATGGAAGCACTTTCCATCCTCTCTATTGAACAAATAGATTATATAAAACAACAAATGGATAAAGGTGGAAAATCATGACGATAGACGTGATCTATTACGATTGGACTCCGGACTCGATGTTAGAGATTACTCTACCAACCCCGGACAACTTTCTAAAGGTCAAAGAAACATTAACTCGTATTGGTGTTGCCTCTAAGAAAGATAAGAGGTTATATCAATCCGCACATATCCTGCACAAGCAAGGACGCTATTTTATCGTCCACTTTAAAGAGCTGTTCATTCTTGATAACAAAGACAGCAATATTTCAGTGGGTGATATAGAACGCAGAAACGCAATTGCGATTCTGCTAGAGGATTGGGGGTTGTTAAAGATTGTTTCAAAACCAACCACCAATACTCAATCAGTACTCTCTCAGATTAAGATTGTATCCTATAAAGAGAAGAGTGGGTGGGAGTTAATCCCAAAATACAACATTGGACAAAGAAGGAAGGTGGATTAAACATGGAAGATACTAAACTCAATCTAGAACTATCTGTTGCTGAAGTTAATGCAATCCTACGCTCACTTGGCAAGCATCCGTTTGATGAGATCGCTGCTTTGATTGCTAAGATCAAAGGTCAGGGAGAAACTCAGCTTGCAGAACTGCAAGGTGAAGAGGATCCTCAACAAGAAGTAGAATCAGCTAAATAAAAATGTCCCTACCTTGGGAACGTTGTCGTCACGTTAAATGGCGTCTGCGAAATTTCACTGCTTGGCATACTGAGCGCCGGATAAAGTAACCGGCAGTGCATTGCCTAATGGAATGCACAATTAACCAACCTCGCTTAATAGGAGTATTAATATGTTTATTAGTAAACAAGGCACTTGGCCAGAGCTTAAAGATTTTGATAAGTTCTTTGTGGGATTTGAGGATCACATAAAAAGAATTCAGCAAGCTCATGATGGGATTGCAAAAAACATTCCCAACTACCCACCATATAACATCAAAAAGATTGCAGAAAATAAGTATGCAATCGAGATTGCAGTTGCTGGGTTTGCAAAGTCAGATATTGAACTCGAACTAGAT